AACTGCCACAACCGCAGCCGCAGCGACGACAACTGCGGCGGCAACCACCACGACGGCTGCGGCCGCGACGACCGCGGCAGCCACCGCGACCACCGCCGCCCCCTGGCACGGCTTCACCGAGCAGGCCGATCTCGACTACGTGAAGAACAAGGGCTGGCAGGGAGCGCCGGACGCGATCAAGTCCTACCGCTCCGCCGAGACGCTGATCGGCCGCGATCCGAGTTCGCTGCTCGTCATCCCGCGCGCCGACGATCCGAATGGCCTCATGCTGGCGCTCGACAAGCTCGGGCGCCCCGCGGACGCGGCGAAGTACGAGTTCTCGAAGCCCGACGCCGGCATGGCGATCGACGAGAAGTACCAGACCTGGGCGCGTGGCACGTTCCACAAGATCGGCCTCTTGCCCGGCCAGGTGAAGGATCTCACCGGAGCGCACAACGAGTACATCAAGGGCGTCCTCGCGCAGCAGGAGACGGACTACCAACTTTCCGTCACCACGGATAAGAAGGCGCTCGCGGCCGAGTGGCGCGATGGCGCCGAGCGCATGTTCGCGGCAGCCAGCGCGGCAGCGCGCGGCTTGGGCTTCTCGCCGGAAGTGATCGACGCAATCGAGCGTACGGTTGGCTATGGCACGACGATGAAGATGTTCGCCGATCTCGGCAAGCGCATGGGCGAGGACAACTTCGTCACCGGCGGCGACAAGAACCGCGGCCTCGGTGGCGCGATGACGCCGGACGAGGCGCGCAACGAGTGGGACAAGCTGAAGGTCGACCCTGTGGTGGTCGCGGCGCTGAAGGACGCGACGCACCCGGACAACGCCAAGTACAAGGCGAAACAGACGTCGCTGTTCAAGATCATGTACCCGTCGTGAGCACTCTCGGGTCGAAGGACAATCCATTCGAAGTGCTCAACGTCGATGTGATGCAGGTTCGCCTGCGCTGCATCGAGGCTGCGGCGCGGCACGCGATCCCGCACCCCGACGGTTACGCCGCCGGTATCCTCGCGGCGGCAAAGGGGTTTTCTGCGTGGGTGCTCGAGGGCGACAAGCCGGCGGAGGGGGTCGCCGGCCTGCTGTAAAGCGACCGTGGTACACTGGAAGTTGTGGTAGGAAGCGTGGCGGACAAGGTTGTAGCTCGCCCCCGTCGATAGGCGCTTCCGGCACTCGGCCCCCGAAAGGGATAAGCCAGGCGGCACCAGCCAAGATCGGTGCAACTGGTTTCATCCAACTTTCGGGAGACGGCAATGCCGGATACCATTACCGTAGCATCAGTACAGCAGTACAAAGCGAACGTCGAGCTTCTGCTTCAGCAGACCGGCTCGCGCCTCGCCGGCGCAGTCACCACCGGCTCGCACGTCGGCAAAGCCGCGAGCGTGGTCGAGCAGTTCGGCTCCGCCACCGCGCAACTCAAAGTCAGCCGGCACAGCGACACGCCGCTGCTCGATCTCGCGCAGGACAAGCGGTGGGTCTTCCCGCTCGACTACGAGTGGGGTTCCCTGATCGACAACGAGGACCAACTCCGCGCGATCGTCGATCTGACCAGCCCGTACGCCACCGCCGGCGCCGCCGCGATGCAGCGCGCCAAGGACGACGTGATTCTCACGGCGATCTTCGCCCAGAACTTCAAGGGCGAGAACGGCACCACGGCCGACAACTTCGACACGACCAACTACCAGGTCGGCGTCAACACCGGAGGCACGGCCTCGGCGCTCAACGTCGCCAAGCTCCAGAGCGCGATCCAGAAGCTCATGCTGGCGAACAAGGGCGAATTGATGGAGTCGGTCTACGGCGCCATCTCGAGCTACGAGCACGACTCGCTCCTGAAGGAAATCCAGGTCGTCAACAAGGACTACAGCAACAGCGCGGTCCTCGAGAACGGCAAGGTCAAGCGCTTCATGGGGGTGGACTTCATCATCACCGAGCGCCTGAACATCACCTCGGGCAACCGTCTCATCCCGATCTGGCTCAAGTCGGGCATGTACCTCGGCATCTGGAAGGACATGGTGACGCAGATCGGCCCGCGCGCCGACAAGTCGTACTCCAATCAGGTGTACCTGTGCATGACTCTCGGCGCCACCCGCACGCAGTCGGGCAAGTCGATCCAAGTTCTCTGCGACGACCAGATCTGAGGAGACTGACATGGCTCTCGTATCCACCGCTGCAAACGTCTCCGACCAAGACGCAACCCCTATCGCGAAGGTCAACACGCAGAAAAAGAGCGGCAACGTCAAGACCGCCCAGGGCTACCTCGCGGCCGCCAGCTTCACCGGCGGCACGACCGCGCAATGGTACACGTTCGTTCGTGTGCCGGCCCGCGCTCGAGTGCTCGGCGTCTACCTGACGAACGCGACCAGCACGACCGGCGCCGTCAAGGCGGGCCTGTACCGGCCGAACGGCATCGCGATCTCGGACGCCGTGTTCAGCACCGTGACGGTGATGGGCCAGGCGAACAACAGGGCCAGCATCGAGACGGTACGCACGCCGGCGCAGCGCAAGGACACCCTTGCGACCGCGTTCGCGACCGCGGTATCGACCGCCGGCGCCACCGGAGACCAGGAGTACGACATCGCCCTCGCGATCGTCACGGTCATCGGTACGCCGGTCGACGCGCTGCTCGAAGTCGACTACGTTCTGCCCGAGTAGGGCTGAAGCACCCCTGGCGCCTCGCGGCGCCGGGGCGCACTGAGAGGAACGCGTGGCAATTCCTACCGACTTCAAGGGTCCGACGCCGGCCGCGAACACCACGAAGTCGTTTCCGATTTTCGGTAGCATCACGGTCGGGCTTTGGGCGCTGGACATCGACGGGACGCTATCGGCGACGACCAAGCGCATCGACCTGGGCTTGAACTGCGCCGTATTCATGGATCAGGCGTACACCGACGCGCAACTTATTCCGCTGGTGCAAGAGTGGTTGGCGCGCATGGGCGCTCCGATCGCTGGCGCCGCCGGTGGCCGCGCCATCGAGACGACCAAGCAGTATGCCGTGACGGCGCAAACCTGCACGTAAGGGAGATCTGAATGTCGAACGAAGCAACCGTATTTTCCCTGACAACCGTCGAGAACGCGACGGCCGCGCAGAACACAGCCGGCGGCGACGACGTGGACGTGGCGACGGCCAATGCCGCGGCGGTGCCGGCGAGCATCGACATCGGACTGTACTTCCTGAAGGCCAAGTACGAAGGCGGCGACGGGCGCAACCTGCTGCTCCGACAACTCGAGAAGCTGAAGGCGCGCATCCTGAAAGGCGCCTGGCCGGCGATCTGATGAGCCGCATCGTTCGACTTCGCAGCACGTTCTCGAATCCGGCGAGCGCCGGCGCGTACACGGCTGGCGACGAGATCTCGAACAGCGTCACCGCTGGCTCGGTTGTGCGGGTGACGTACGACATGCGCGGCCTCGAGCAAGGCAAGATCCTGTCGGCTGAGATCGACCTGACGACCGCCGACGCATCGAGCGTTGTCACCGTGGCGTCGGACTTCGAGCTTCTGGTCTACCGTACCGCTGACTGCCCGGCCGCGGTCGGCGACAACGTGACGAATCCGATCGCCGCGGCGACGCGCGCGAAGGCCGTTGCGCGCTTCCGGTTCGATGACACAGGCTGGACTGGTCCTCTCGGGACCGTCGCCGCTGGCACTTCGCAGGTTCAATGGGTGATGCCGACGCTGGTGCAACCACTAGCGACGAACGTGCTGGAGTACCCGATCTACGCTTTCAACTATTCCTTCCTCAATGATGGTCAGGCACTTGGCGCAACCGGCGCGCAGTTCAGCCTCGTTCTGCGCGCTCTCGCCGCGTGGACGCCGACCGCGATCATCAACAACTTCGGCGTCACCCTCGACATCGAAGTACCGTAAGGAACCGCGATGGCGAGTAAGGTCGCAATCGCAAACTCCGCCCTTCAGCGCCTCGGCGCGAAGCGCATCGAATCTCTTTCCGAGAACTCCGCGAACGGGCGCTCGATGGCCGCGGCCTACGACCCGGCGCGAAAGAAGCTCCTGCGCAAGTACGATTGGGGCTTCGCGATCAGGCGCGACTCGATCGCCGCCGACGGCGACCAGACCTTGTGGGGCGCGCACAATCGCTTCGTCCTCCCGGGCGACTACATCCGGCTCATTCGCGACGACGAGAGCACCTATCGCGTCGACTGGAAGATCGAGTCAGACGAAGACGTCGGCGTC